TTTAATTTCCACTCACCACCAGAAGTCAATAAAATCATATCGTTCAACGATAAAATATGTCTAATTTCATTAACTTCACGCTCAGATAAGGTAATATTAATTGAATCAGTGGCGGAAAGAGGTCTTGAGACATTAAAATTATTATTAGTTGACGTTTGAGACGCAACTAATTGTTGGGGACTATTTTTTAAACAAGCAAATACTTTTCTTTGTTGAAAATAATTAACACAAGCAGGATTATTATCATTCTCAAAAGGATTTGTAAAAATAGGAGCTGTTGAAGATAAATCTGGTTCTATTTTATCATCTATAAAAGTTGTATTTGATGTTGTACCAACATAACCAAAAACCCCATTTACATCTCTATAAATATTATATTCAACACTATTTTCAACACCATCAAAAGTTAAAGTTATATAGTCATTTACACCCCAATATGATTCTGGCTCACCAATAACACTAACTTCAACCGAATGATTACTTTCTTCATATGTATCCTTTTTAACTGAAGTTACTACATATTTATATGTTTTTGTTGCTTCTCGTCCACCGGTCCAAATTGCATTCAAATTTGTTGGTGGCAAAATTTGAGGTTGAAAAGTAATATCAGTTAAAGACCAATCGTAATGAGATAATCTTGATAATTCACTAGGTGAATAATTATTGTGACAGATAGTTAATACATCAGCATTTTGCGCATATTTTATATTTGGCAAATCTTCTTTTAAATATGGGGTTTCAATTTCAACAGGGAAATTTGTTTCTTGATTAAGAATTTGTGCACCATTTTTATAAAATCTGGCATATTTATTACCTAATTCAATAATATATGTTTGTTCTGTATTAAAAGAAAATGGCAAAATTCTAATTTTATCATTTGAATTTTTGATTTCACTAACAAGCTCTAAGCCAGAACGATTACTAACACAACCTTCTGCCCTAACAAAACCATTTTTTAAAGTTTTCAATCCAATTGAATATTTAGCCAAATCATTTCTTGCATATAAAGATGGACTTAACTCTCCACCTGTAAAAGATTTTTGAGTATAACTAGTCATAATTTACCTCTCATCAAACCAATTACAACTATCTGCTGTTTTTATGTAACCTTCTGATGCATTTAAAGCTTTTGCTTTAGCCAACATACTTGTATAAATGGTTAAACAATCACTTTGGATTGCCCTGTTTCCACAAATCGCTGGCGCTGATAAAAAAGCCAAATACCAAGATAAAGCCATAACAAATTCAGTTGAAAATAAAGTTTCATTAGTAATCAATTTTGTATATCTTAAAATTGCAGGTGTAATATTTGTATTAATGACTTTTTGTCCCTTTTCGTTTGATGCAACTTCAAATTCAACAATATCATTACTAGAATATGGAATAATTTCTCTCGCAAAAAGACAATCATTAGGATAATCAAACTCATATAAAAATTTGGGATTTTGTGGAATATTACCAGTTAAAGATAATTCTCTATAACCATTAGCAAAATTCCAGTCAAAATCTTTTAAAACTTGTTCTTTAGCACAATCAAAAAATTCATTTAAAACAGTAACATTTTTATCACTTTGATTAGCACTTTGAATACTAACACTAACCCTTAAATTTTTAAGTGCCATATTAAAAATTTTTGCTTTTGTATAATTCATTTTTACCTCTTTTAAGAAAAAAGTACTCAAGCTTTTACCCTTGAGTACTGTGTAGTTAAGAATGCGAAGGATTATTAATTATGAAAACTTTGTTGAATACCATCACAAATTCCAGCTAAAATTTTACCAGTAGTTGGAGCATCTCCTGTAACAACATATTGTAAACGCATAAAGCCTAAATTACCTTTTGGTAAAAATTTAATATTTGCTTCAGCACCTTTTGCTAAATCAGCTAAAGCCATTGTGCTTTCAACCAAATCAACAGCATTTGTAAAAGCTTCGTCTGTCGCACTTTGAACTTTAATAGTTAAACTAGTTAAATTATTAAAAGTTTCAGAACTTTGTATAAAAAGTTCAACAGGAGTGCCAAAAGCAACTTCTCTTTTACCAAAATCTAAAACATTTTCTGAAACACAAGTAGCAGTTACAGCCTGTTTATTTGAAAACAAACTTTGTTCATCTAAAATCATTAAAATCTCCTCTCTAATTAAGAAATAACCGCTTCATCACAAACTATTTGATCACATTCACGAATTGGAATATTTTTGTAATGAAGTATATTTTCATTTAAGTATTCTTTAATAGTGAAGTTCACATTAGTTTTAGCTTTTAATTGAGCTTCAAAATACATTAAAACTGTTGAATTACAATAAATAGCGGTTTTACCAGTTTTTGCGAATCTTCTAATTTTGTAATAAGCCTTATTTAAAAGTTCTTCTAAATCAGCAGCATTGTTACTAGCCAAATCGCTAACGCTAATATTTGCAATACGACAAGTAGAACGCCAATCTCTAACAGATAAACCAACATCCATTTTAAAATGGTCTTGATAAACTTTTCTTTTTCCTCCAGTTGAACTTGTTTCAGTTAAAATGCCATCATCTTTATGTTGAACACCACCTTGAGAACCTTGTGGATATAATAAAGAAGTGTGAAGGTCACCCCAAGTTACAAACCAAATTGATGTATTATCATTGCTTTTACCACCAGCATCAATAATATTTGAACCAATTTTCTTTAAATCTGTTGATTTTTTAGCGTATCTAGCAGATAAACCATCAAATGCAGCAGCATTATCTTTTATGCTTCCATAAAAAATTGTTTCTTGTAATTTTTGATTCATAGCTTCAATAAAAGCAGAGGATTCAGATAATCTGAATAATTTTGGATTTTCTGATTTATCAACCAAATCAACATCAACAATAGAATATGTTTCTAACATACCAGTAACATCTTTTACTTGTTCATTTGTTGATTTAGAAGAAGGAACAAATCCATAAAGATTTCTAAATACAGCAGAAGGTAAACCTGTTCTGATAGTTGTAATATGGTTTGAACCATCATTACATTGAAGAGCATTAGCGTCTTGTAAAACTTCATTGGTTTCAGACATCATTTCGATAATTTCAGAAGCGATTTTTCCATTTTCAGTTCTTTTTAATCTGTCAGCCAATGTTAAATAATTAGAACCAAGTGTAGCCATTTAATTTTCCTTTCTTTTTTACTACATTGTTGGGAAGAGAATATCTTCTCTGTTTTCTTTCGGAGTAGCTGCAATATTCACGCCATAAATAGAATCATTTTGCATACGCTTACCAATTTCATAAAACATTTTTACGATTTTAGGATGGCAGTTTAACCCACTATTTGCTAATAAATTTTGAACTTCACTATCAGCAAATTGAGTATATGCAATATTTGCAGTTCTCATAGTTTTTTCAAATTTAGCACCACCAATTTCTCTATCTGTAATAAGATTTTGCTTATAATTTTCTATTTGTTGTCTTTGTTGTTCCGCCATAGTTTTAGAGTAATTATTACCTGCTAACTTTGTTAGCTTCACTGCCATAGACATTAATTCATTAGCACTTTTTTGAGATAGATTATATTTTCCAGCTAAATCATTAAATTCATTCAATAAATTTTCGTCATAACAATAATTTTCAGGAAGTTCAACTCCTGCATAATCATACTTTTCTGGTTTTCCATAGCAACTTTCTTCTTGTAGTGCTTCAACTTGAACATTTTTACTCAAAGCATTTTCACCTAAACCAACTAAAGTTTGTTCTTGTACATTTTCACTCATTTTTATCTCCTTTAAGTCAAACCTAATCTTGCAAGCAAATCACTTCCATAAGCATCTGTACCTGCAATATTTTTTATAATTTCAGAACCTTGTTTTATATTTTCAATAGCATTAACTTGCTCTTGGGCTTTTTCTTCTTTTTGCTTTTGCTTTTCTACCTCTTGAGTTGGAACAATTTGTTCTGGCGAAATATTCGCAAAATCTGCATAATCATCAATAATTTTATTTGCATTTAATTTATTCTTAAGTGAAGAATCAAGCGATTGAGCAAGGTTTATTGTAAAAGTAGTAAATCTTTCCATAGCAGCTATTTTTGTAGCCTTTTGTGCTTGTGCCAAAGTTGAAACAAACTCAATATCCATATTTGAGCCCATAATTTCTAATGGAGGTGTTGGCAAAATATTTAAAAAGATACACTCTTGGAACACCCAATCAATGATTTTATTTAATCCATTATGAATTTGTTGAAGCAAAGGTGATAATAACACCATTTTTTCTTCTTTTAATTCATTTACTTCAGTCGCAGTTCTACTACGCTCTGCAGTATTTAAAATCATTGCAAACAAATCATTATAAAAAATTTCTTTTATGGATTGTTTTAATTTTTCAATTATGGAATCAACTTCTAAAACCCTCGGATTAACTTCATAAATTGGTGATAGACCTCTACCATTTTCATCTTCTTCAATAAAAGCAGCAGGTGCATCTATCATCTTTTTATTTTTTAAGCTAGCTGGACCTTTATAAGTAGGGCTAATCATCTTTTTAACTGCTTTACCTTCATCTATAACCATACTCATAAGCTGTTTAACATCTGGCAGGGCATTAATACCTGGACATTCAGAAGGATAAACATCTTCCCCATTTACTTCTGACTCAAATACAGCATATGGAAATTTATCAAACCCACTTTTAGACAAAAACTTATCTTCACTAGAAGCTTGTTCATAATAAACAGAAATAAATTCTTTATCTTCTGCCCAAACACTATCAGGCATAAAATCCTTGTTTGGTTCAACAAAATGAACAATTTCAAATAATTCTTCATATCTGTTTGAATGAATAGCATTTAAAACTTCTTTGGATACATTTTCTTCGCCAAATTTATCATAAAGATTTTTAGCAGTTTCCATATAAACTCGGCATATAGTATCAACTTCACCTTTATAATTTTTAGCAATTCTATATGAACCAACAGGTAAAAGCTGACACCTTAAAATAGAATTTTCATCACTTTGTAATGCTAATACAGAAATTCCGAACACCCCAATTTGCTTATAAACAGAGGGTAAAATTCTATAAAGATTTGATGAATTAAAAATATCTCTAAAAATATTTTCAACACTATTACACCACGTTTTAACGTGATAATTCCCCTCGTGTCCGTAATTATTTACTTTTACCTTAAACCAATTAGTTGCAGGGCTTGTAGCACCTGACATCATACCTGAAGAAAAATTACGGACAGCCAATAAAGGGGTAGAATCTTTAATTTTCTTATTTTTTACCGGAGTTCGATTTGCGCTTCTAGCTAAAAACCTAACAGAACGAGGCAAAAAATAATCAGCCAAATCTTGCCAATCAGGTTTTATAGCATTATAAGCAACATCAAGTTCACAACGGCGCATATCAAAGTATTTTTTAGAATATTTTGTTTCCTTCATTTTATTCCCCTAAAAGTTTTTTCTTTGAAGAATTAATTTCTTCCTCAATACCCAAATTAGTAGTTTTAATATTTTCAGAAACTAAGCCATTAACAACTGTTCTATTTTTAGCATTGGCTTTTTGAACAGATGCGTCAGCTTGCGTAGCATTTTTAATAACTTCTGCTTCAGGAGCAGGAGCATATTTCGGTGTAGAACACATATTTTTTCCTTTCTAAATTTATGAATACGGATCAAAATTCGACTCTAAAATAACAGTCTCATCTTTTTCGTCAATTAAATAAGAATAATAATTAATAGCATAAATCCCCATCATCAAACTATCAGCAAAATCAGGACTTTCTCCCTGTTCTGATTTCATTTCCTTTTTAGATTGAATAAAAATTTGACCATTGGGTTTATACGATTTTTTAATATATTCAAGTTGCGAAATTGTAAAATCAGATGAAATTTTCAACCATTCATTATCAATAAAATCTTTTAAAGTTAAATATCCATCAGCACGCCTATTTAGTGCATTAGGTCTATTACTAGAGGCTGCGCCATTAAATTTAATAGTATTAGATATAACATTTTTTATACTCACATAAATTGAATAACCTAAACCATCTGCATCTAAAATAAGAAGTTCAGGTTTCCATTTTGAATATAAATTAATTATTCTACCTTTAGTAATGTCAGTATCAGGCTCAGACCAATGTTCTTGTTTTTCTAATGACCACTGTGTAGAACTTTTTGACTCAATTAAACTGGCGACACAAAGGTCACCACCATTTCCAGCCAAGTCAACAGACATACAACGAATTTTACGATAATTTTCATCTTTTATTTTTATATTTTTTGCTTTATCTAACTTAATTGCTGAAAACAAAAAATCATTAGTTGTATCTAATGGATTACCTTCCCAAATATACTCATAATCAAGAATATTTCTTTCTTTACATCTTTTAGCTTCATCAATTAACTTTGGTGGGCAAAACTTATTATCATAATAATTTATTTTTATATGTAAACAGTCATCTCTGGAAACGAACTCAGAATAAACAGGGTCTTTGCGAATTAACCTATTCATAGTAAAAATAACAATAGAGTTTTTCTTTCTAATTGTAGGAATAATAACATCCAAAGTAGATTTTGTAATGGCTTGAGCTTCATCTATCCAAAGAATATCAATACCCTCAAGACCTTTTATGTTAACTCTACCTTGTTCCCTAAACCCTTTAAAAATC